CAGAACGCAAGTTTTCAAGGTCTTTCTTCACTTCTTCAAGAAGTTCTTTCATTACCATTCCAACTGCATCAAGAATTGCAGAATTTTCTGACATTTCAACTTCTTCTTCTGCATCAACTTCATCTTCTGTTGCATCTTCTTCAGTCACTTCATCAATTTCTTCTGATGGATTGAATTCAAGAACAACACCTTCAGAATCAACACTGAATTCACCACCATCTTCCAAGATGTAGTTTCCTTCTGCTAATGGAAAAACTGAACCATCTTCTGCAACAACATTGATGACAATCCCTGTTGCCATTTCTTCTGCATCTGATGAAATGATTGTTCCATCTTCAAGTCTTGCCTGTAGCATCAAAGTCACTTCTTCAGTGTTTTCTTCAATTCCAAGCATCATTTTTAATCTGTCTTTCAAATCCATGATTTTGCTTTTTCTTTTAAATATAAATTGATTTATTTTGTTTTGTTTTCTTCTTGTTTGATGATTTTTTCTGACCACCTCAACATGACATCACCACCCCAAAGTGCAAATGATATTGTTCCACAATCATTCCAATTTCCTGAATCATAAGTCTTTGCCCTTTTTAAATAGGAATAAACCCTTTTCACAGTTTTGAATGAAATCGGTTTTCTTGCAACCAATTGTGATGCACGAATTTTTCCAACTTGTGTTGCACATTTGTTTCCTCTTTCTTCATTTTCCATCATTCCTTTTTCTGCATTTGCAGATGCACCTTTTGGATAGTTTGTGTAGGATGCAAATTCATGTTTTTCCATCAAGATGTCTTTCATTTCTTCTTCTTCAATCAATTCAACCAATGCATCAAGAACTTCATGGTCTGTGCATGGCATGAAGACTTCTGATCCATCATCAAGAATGTGTGAATGGAATCCATCACAACCAATTGTCTTTGCATATTCAATTGCAGATTCTTTGGTGTCAAATATTGGAAAACCATCCATTTCACCAATCTGTTCCATCTTTTCACTTGACATCTTTTGCATCTTGTCAACAAAGAAACCTTCAATTGACAGACCTTTCAAAACACCATCTTTGATGCCTTGAATCACTTCATCATTTTCAATCTTCATTGCAACCATCCATGTGCCTTCAGGAACATCAAAACCATACTTTGTTGACTTGTCATTTTCCTTGTCTTCAACAATCCAAGATTCCACTGTGAAAACACCTGAAACCTTTGATTCATGTTGAATGGTTGCATTGTGGTTGTTCTGATATTTCAAATAAGAATGTGCAGATTTTCGAACTGTTTCTTTTGAAAAATACACATAGTATTCTTGACCATCTTGACCAACTCTGAAAATCTGTTTGTTTGGAATCAATGCAGGTGAAACCAACATCTGTTGTTCTTCATCTAATTTTGCAAGACAAACATTTGATTTTTTTTGCTTATTGAAATAGAGAAAATCAACCATGATTGCAGGTTCAGTCACAAGACTGATTGCATCAATTGACACATCTTCATTTTCTTCATCAATTACTAATTCAATAATTTTGAATGGTTTTTTGTCCATGATTATTTTCTTTTAAATATATTTTTGATTAGAATGTTGCTTTTCTTCTTATTGATGCAAGTTGATTTTGTGAATTTGTCATTTCATCAGTCACCACATAAGTCTTGACAGGTGACATGAATGCACTTGCATTGGTTGGAATAGATGAACCACCTGCAACACCACCCCTTGCAAATCCAACACCACCACCTGCAACATTCATTGCAGACAATAAAGGTTGAAACATTGAAGTTGACCTTGCATTGATTACTGATTCACCTTTTGAAAGTCTTGCAGAAACAGAATCTGATGTTCCTGATCCATAACCTCCAACCATTCCACCACTTGCAAATGCAGGTTCTGATGAAAGCAATTCTTTTGCTTGGTTGATGTTTCCCATAATTGACGCAAGACCTGTTGCATAAAGTGAAATCTTTGTTGCTGCATAGGTAAATGGTGCTGCTGGCCCTGTTGCTGCAGCAAACTGAGCTGCTGCTATTTCAGAACCTGAAACAAGTGTTGAAATTGCTTTTGCAGTGTCCACACCAATTTGAAAAAGTGCAAAATTCCTTTGTGCTTTTGAACCTTCTTTCAATGCATTCTTGACAACATCAAGACCTGTTTTCACTGCATCAAAAGTTGCCATTTCAAGTTGTTGTTCTGCCTGTGCAAGTATTGTTGCATCTTGCAACCTTTTTTGTCTGATTGCTTGTCTTTCTGTTTCTGCTTTCTTTTGTTCTGCAACTTCTTTTTTCAATCTTTTTTCATCATCTTCTGCAGCTTTGTCCAATGCTTTTTGTTCATCATCAATTTCTTTTTGTCTTGCATCTGCATCTGCTTTTTCTTTGGTTCTTTGTTCAACTCTCAATGTTTCAATTCCTGTTGCAAGTCTTTTTCTTGTGCTGAATGACTGTGTTTGCAGGTCAATCAGTGCAATTTCTAATTGTGCAACTTCATCCAAATCCTCTGCCATAGATTCACCAAGGTCAACTTCTCTTTGTTTCAAAAGAAGTTTTTCTTCTGCAAGTTTTATTGCATCTTCTGTTGTTTCAAGTTCTAATTTGTTTGCAGTTTCAAGATGTTTGATTCTTTCTTGAAGTGTCAGATTTTCATCTTCTGCAAGAAGTCTTGCTTTTGCAATTTCTTGGTTTGTCTTTGCTCTTTCAACACCAAAATCCCTTTCAACATCACGCAATTCCTGTACTCTTTTTGTGATTTCTGTGATTGCTGCAACTTCATTTTTTATTTCTTCACCAATTCCTGAAACAACACCTTTGACTGTTTCTGCTGCACCTTTGAAGTCACCTGTGAAAAATTGTGTGACTGCCTCACCAAATTGTGAAACTCTGTCTGTAATGACTGCAACTGCAGTTCCAAGACCTGCAAACACAACTGCAAGTTTGTCTGCACCTTTTTGTGTGTTTGTAAAGTATGAAACAAGTGAACCAATCAAAACAACAAATGCACCAATTCCTGTTGAAATCAAACCCATTTTCAATGACTTGAATAATAGTTTTGATGTTGGAATAATTTTTGCAAATGCAGTTTTCACACCACCAAGTGTCAAACCAAATGCACCAAAATTGTCAAGTGATTGTTGTGATTCTTTGTTCAAATCACCTGTTGATTTTGTTACCTTGTCAAGTGATTGTTTTGCTTTTCCATCATTGACAACAATGTCAATGTTTATTGTTTGCTTTTCTGCCATCTTTTTGGTTTTTTGTAGAATTCACCAAGAACAATCTTGTTGTGTTCTGTTTTTAACTTCATTTGTGTCATCATTGCAAGTGAAGATTTCATGACCTTCATCATTGACTGCATTGATTTTCCTATAATTTCAAATTCATTCATTTTTTTTTATATATTTTGTTCAATTACTTCACAATGTGCAGTCCATTCAACATCATCCCTGATGCCATTTGCACGAACACGAATTCTGAATTCATTCACTGCAGTCACATCCAATGAAATTGTCCAACTTGAACCATGATTTGAATGTGTTGACACTTCATCTATGTCATCAACCCTGATTGCATTTGTTCCTATTGCAGAACCTGTCACAATGTATCTGTGTCTTGTATAGTCACCATAGTCCCTTGATGCACTATCTGAAACAATTCCATGAATGTCAACAACAATTGTCAAAAATGAATTCAATTGTCGCAATGGAAACCTTTTTCCACTTTCACCATTTAAAAATATTTCAACCAATGCATCAGACACTTGTGTTCCTTTATAGATGCATTCTGTTTTTTGACAAAGACCATCAGATGCAGTTGTCATTGCAAATGTTCTTGTGTTTGATGCCTTAACAAAACCACCAATTCCTGAAACAAATGAATTTTGAATGTTTGCAGTTGTTTCATCTGTTGTTCTTAATTCATCAACCCTGTTGTTTTTACCAACCACAAGAATGTTTTCCAGATTTTCACCAAGTTTGTTTGATTCACCAATCACACCAAGATTTCTTGTGTTTTGTTGTGCAACATTTTTTGTTCCAACAACAAAAGAATTCTTTGTTCCATGACCAAAACCATTTGTTGATTTTTGTCCTATCACCAAACTATGTCCACCCGACCATGAAAAATGTGATTGACCAACATGATGATGACCATGACCAATGTTTTGTTGTTTCATGTTGCATCTTCCATTTGGATCAGAATACCAAAAATAACCATAATCCTCACAACATTGTTGGTTTGGTTGAACTGCATTTCCTGTTGTACCATTCACAAAATAAACATCACCATTCAATGCAATTGCAGTTGGAACATCTTCACATTTCTTTCCTTCTTTTCCATTGACAAATCTTGCATTTGTTCCAAGTTTTATCAATTCAACTGTGGACAATTCACCCTTTGTTGTGTTGTAGTCTATTTTATTAACTCTATAAAGTTGATTTTCAAAGAAAATTGTGTCACTGAATTTGAATGTGTAGATGTCAGATGGTTGCAGATTCACTTTTGCTTTCAAAATCCTTGATTGTTTTTCAGTCAATTGCTGTAGAATTTTCAAGTAATACTGATAGAACAAAGTTTTGAAAGGTAACAAACCACCAAGTGATTGTGTCAAGCTTTGACCATAGTCAACTTGCAATGTATCTGAATCAGGTTCTTGGTCATTGAATGGTGCAAAATAGCCAATTTCAATGTTGTTGAATGCTGCACCATTTTCAGAATTTGATTGATAAGCATTGATAATTCTTTGACCATTGTCATAAAGAATCCTTGGTTTGTTTTCAATGTTTATGAATTCACCTTCTTTTTTTCCATAAATACATGGCAACAATTCACCTGAAACAAGTTGCATGAATGTTGGTGCAAAAAGAACATTTTCATGAACTTCAATTTCTTCTGAAATCACATCAAAATTGTGTCTTTTTATGTGTTCACCATATTCTTTTGGATTCTCTGATTTGTATGCATCAAGATTAAAATCTTTGTCATCATGCTGCATCTTGAATCTGTATTCCCTTGCAACTTCATGTGGCATGATTGTCATTTCTTTGACATCCATTTTTTCTGTCCAATCAAGTGTTTGACCACTTCCATAGTAATCAGATGCAGGTTCAATTTTTAAATGACTGGAATTTGATTCATCAGGAATCATCACAAGATTGAACATCTGTGTCAATCCCTTAATCAAGTCAAATTGCTTGATTGATGTTCTTGATTGTATTGTTGAAGGAACAAAGATTTCACCACCATTCACCCTGAATTGTGTTCTTAACAATCCGACTGTGTACACAATAGGTGTACCACCTCCATATCTTCTTATTTTGATTTGAATTGTTTCACCTTGATTCAATGTGAATGTTGCAGAAAAACCCATTGACAAAGAAAGACCAAATTGATAATTTGTTCCATCAGGTTCTGTGAATGAATTGTTCACCCATGGTGCATTCTGTTGGAAAAATTGACTTGGCAAACATCCATCAACACTTGAATTGTGAATCATTTGAACTTCAATGGTGTTTCCAAAATCTGACAATGCCTGAACATATCCATTCACATTGACTTTAACTTGTTGATTGTCTTCTGTTGCAGTATATGTGTCGGTTGTCAAACTGAAGAAGTCAGATGTGTTGTTTTGTGAACCTTGCAATTGTTCAATTGAATCAAAATCAACGACTGCAGAAACATTTGATGCAGGAATTTGTTGTCCTGTATTGTCTGTTTTGACTTCTGTGTCAACCTTAAAAAGACCTTGGTCATTTTCACCACCACCCCACATCAAAAAGTCTTCTCCAAAATTCCAATCCATGTACAACTTTGAAAACTTTGTTGAATTCAAGAATGTTGATGAATATGAAAATCCTGCATCTGAAAATATCTTGTCAAAAAGATACTTTATTTTCACCCATGGTCTAAATGCATCACTGAAATTGTTCAGAAATATGTTTGAAATGTTTCCATCAAAGTCACCGATCCAATTTACCATCGGATATTTGAAAACATCTGTTGTTGTTCCATCTAACAATTCAAGATTTCCATTGATTGATGCAACAATGTTTTCTTTTGTATAATTGTGAGCAAATCCACCCCAACCCAAATCACCAATTGTTTTGCCTTCTATACTTGTTTTTAAGTCTGCAAGTTCTTCAAAAAGTGTCACATTATAAATTGAATGATTGTCTTTCAAAACCACATCATCAATTTTCAAGAAACCATTGAACACTTCAACACCTTCAGCAATCAGAATTGCTTTTGCTTTTTCATAAGGATTCCAATTTCCTGAATCATCCAATGAATAGAAATGTTCAAAAAATTGATTGTTATTTTTTGATGATGGCAAAGAAAAACTTTTTGAATAACCTGAATTTTTGGAATCAATGTTTCTGATGTCATCAATTTCTTTTGTGACAACAATTTCTTCATCATTGAAAAGGTCAAGTTCATATTGATTGACTTCAAGAATTGAAATTGAATCAAGAAAAATGTCAACATTGTTTCCTTGAAATTGTGCATTTGCATTCAGTCTGAAAAGAATTGTTGCATCATTTTGTGTGCTTTGAAAATACACAACATTTGTTCCTATTTCACAAGGTGCAGGTGTTATTGGTGCAGCCATTCCACCTGTGATTGTGATGGATGGTGTTGGTGCACCACTTGGAAATATTTTTGTGATGTTATATTCAACCCTGTAAACATTGCCACTGATAGTTGGCATTTGTTGTTGAATCCATGAAGTTGCTGCAGTTTGTCCATCAAATTTGATGACTGTGTCCAGGACACCTGTGATTGGATTTGCAAGTGATGAACAAATTGGAATCTGATTTCCTGATGATGACAATGGTGTCCAAGAATCAAGACAATTGACAAATGTTCCATCATTCACAACATTTGCAGTTGTGTGTTGTTTGTATGCAATCAGTCTGTTCATTTTTATCCGTTTTGAATTCTGTATTTGTGACTAAATTTGACATCCAATTCATATTGGAAAACCTTGTCATTCTTTTGGTTGTATTCAATGAAGTTTGTTGATTCTACATTGACAGGAAAAACATCTTCACCTTCAAACATCCACACCATTGGTGAAAGAAAACATTCACGCATCATTTCAACTTCATTGTCAGAAATCCAATCTGTCTGCAGCTTTAATACTTCAAACGCATCAACATTCAAATCTTGAATTCCTCTTTCACCTTGCTGATAAAGATAAGAATCAGATTGCCATGTTCCAACTGTCTTCATGAATGTTTGTCTTTCAATATTGAATGACTTTTCATTTTTCATTGTGAAATTGTAGTAATCAAAACCACCAAGTGAATTCAACCATCCAAGTCTGTATTGTTTGAATCTTTCTGTGTCTGCATTGCAATTGTCAATTTCAAATGTGTACAATTGTGACTTTCCTTGACCACCTTGCACCACTTGGATTGTGTAGTATGTAGCATCTGCAGGAATTGTCTGTCCTGAATTTGTGATGTTCTGTGTTCCACAACCAACAAACAAAAGGTTTTCATCACTATTGTATGCACTTGAATTGTATGGTGAACCACCATTTGCATCATTGTTGACTTGTTGGAAAAACAAAACTTGTGAACCTGCTGCATTGTAGAACCTGAAATTGATTCTGTCTGACAATGATGTTGTTCCACTTCTGTTCAATCCATTGAAAAATGCAAGTGTGTGATACTGATTCAAACTGATTTTTCTTTTGACACTTCCATCAATAATTGACAAAAATTGGTCTGTTCCTGCAACCATGAAATAGTCATTTTCAACATTGTTTGAACCTTGCAAGTCTGAAAATTGCCAAATTGCAGAATTGAACACTTGGAATTTGTCACCTGAAATTGATGGATTTCCAACTGCACCTGCACCATTGTAGATGATAGGTGATGCACCTGCATCTGCTTGGTACATTTCACCAAACTTCACTTCAAATTCAACCATGACTTCATTGTTCCTGGAATATTGGTCAATTTGATGGATTGAATGAAGTTCAACATTTGAATGAACACCATTTTTTGATGATGAACCACCTGTTTGTCCATTGTCAAAACCATTGATTTGTTGACTGACATAATCTTGCACAACATTTGAAACATCAACAACACCTTTTGTTTGACTATTTGGTGAAAACATCAAACGAACTTTGAAAACTTCATTGATGTAAACATCTGCAACATATCTGAAATTTATATTTGCAGTAAGTGTTGAAGAAACAACGAAAACTGCAGGTGCAAATGCAGGTGCAACAGAAAAGTTTTGACCAATTTGTTGTCTTGAATATGCTTTTTGATTAACTGTGATAGCCATTTTTTATTTTTTTGATTTTGTTTTGTTCATTTGTTCCAAGAAATCAATTGCATCTTCCATGAATGCTTTGCCAATTTTCTTTGTTAAGCCACTTTTGGCAACTTCTAAAGGATTAGAAAAGAAGAATGATGGCTTGACACCATACAGATAAATGGATCTTTGAATCAAAAATCGCAATGACTTCCTTGAAACAAATCTTCCTTTTTCATCACGAATTCCTGCAAGACCTTTTTTCACAATCCATTTGTCAAGTGATGCAGTGAATGATTTCCATGAACCACTTGCAGAACCACTTCCAAATCTATAAGGTGAATTTGGTGCTTTTGCAGAACTGAATTTCCCTTGCATTCCCTGATCCACAAATTTTGCGTAATTAGAGCCAATAAACTCAAGCGACAGACCACCATTTTGATTTTTGGTGATAGTGTACCCAAGTGACTGTGAAAGTTCACCTGAAGTGTTCTTTCCTTGTCTTGCCAATTCGCTTTGTGCATCTTTCACCACTTTTTTTGCGAATAAATTCAAAACTTTTTCAGTTCTAATTAATGCCTTCACTATATATAATTATTAATCTTATCATTCTTTTCATTCTTGTATGTGTCAAATTGATGTCATTTTGTTGTCAAATTGATGTCAAGTGTTTTGCTTAACTCACTGACAATCAATCAATTTATTGGAACAACACAAGCATTTGCACTGTAATCAACTGAAATTGAAAAATCACCAACCCATCCTGAAACCCTTGTGTCAAACCTTTCTGTGAATGGATTGCAAGAAACATTTTCACTGATTCTGTAGTCTTGTGAATCAATTGTGAATGTTGGTGATGCACTTGTCACACCATTTTTCCACACTGCAACAAAATCTTGAATGTATTGCAGACAGTCTGACAACACTTCATCTTCATTTGATTCATCAGGTTCAACCAAATCCATTGCAATCAACTTGAATGAATAGGTCAATTCATGTTTTGAAATTGATGCTTGTTCTGTGATTAGATGCACTTGTGGAAAGACCACAGTGTTTGCATCCACTTCAAAAATATCACCGATTGTGAATGTCTTGACTTGTTGATGATTTTCTGCAATCTGTTTCCAAACTGCCAGGATTTGATTGTATGTGATAACACTTGTTGCCATTTTTATTGTTTTATTGTTTCAATATCTTTTTGGAATGAAAGCCATGTCAAACATTCTGTCAATGGTCTTTCAATCACATTTTCCAATTTCAAAAAATCACCATCTGTCAATTTGTAGAAGATTGCATACCATCCCCACTTGTTTCCAAAACTTTCTTCATCTGTTTTGATTCCTTTTTCTTGTTTTGTTTCTTCAAATAATGGATTGAAGTCAGTGTATATTCTTGACCTAAATTCAAAAAAAAACACAGACATCCATAAATTGAATCTATTGACATTTTGTTTTTGAACAATTCTGTTCTTTCATCACACTTGTCAAAGTCATATTTTTCAACCCTGAATGATTTCTTGTCCTTGTCAACAATAGGTCTGTAAAGGATTGACATCACTTTGTCAAGGTTCTTGAAACCATCTTGAAGGTATGTGTCCAAATCACCAAATTCACCAATGGTGATGTCTGAAAGCTTTGAATTGAATCCATATTCAACACCATCAATTTCAACAATCAAATTCAAATGTTCTGATGGTTTGGATTGTGCAAGTTCCATCAAATGTTTGAACACTTCTTCAACATCTGACTTCTTCAAATCCACAATCTTTTGTGAAGGAATTTCAATCAATGATTCAATCAAATGAAACATCAATTGTTGTTCAGTCATTTCATCCATTTCAACTGACATCAGTTTCTGATATTGTGCCAATGACACTTGTTTCCATGTTTCTGGAATTGTGTAGTTGAACACCTTGTCATTGTCTGTGATTGTGATTGTCTTCATTTCTTTTTTTTAAATATAAAAATTCAATTTTTAGTTTGTTACTATTGAACAAAGTATTTTCCAACATTTGGATTCAATTCATAATACATCCTCATCATCAAACAATCTGCAAAGTCAGGTGACCTTCCAATCAAATCCTTCATTTGGTCTTTTGGAATGATTTGCATCTTTCCATCTTTGTCCATGTCTTTCCTTTTGATGACTGACAATTCATCAACAATCAATTGTTGAATTCTTGAATCAGGACAATTCACAGACAATTCACCTGCATTGATTAAGTCTGCAAGTTTGAAGAAACACTGTGACTTGATGTTGTTGAAGTTTTGGTTCATCAATGGTCTTGCATTATTCACAAATGATTTTGTTCCTTTCAATAGGTCTGAAACACCACCACCAACACCATCTGAATCAATCACAACATTGGAACTTCTGACACTGTATTCATTCATCAAATCCTGAACCAATTGTGCAACCTCAACAACTGATGACCTTTCAAGAACAACAATTTTCTTGACTGATAGGTCTTTCCATAGCATCACCACAGTCTTGTCTGCACCATACCTTGCAACATCACAACTGATGAACATTTCACCACTTGACTTTTCTGTGAAATTGAACATGTGTGAAATTGAATTGAATTCAATCAATGAATCTTTGGTTTCATCAAATTCCCAGTCACCAAATAACAACCTTTGTTTTGACACAATGTCCAATTTGTTCAATTGGTCTTTGTAATGTCTTGAAACAAATGGATTGTCATCAACCAATGTCTGAATGAACTTTCTGTGATTTGGAAGATTGTCATCTTTCCATGGTCTGTAAAAATCAGAATATACCCAATTTTTTGCAGGATTGCATGTCATCAATATCTTTGGAACAAGATTGAATTCATCAAGTTTGTATCTAATCCTTGATGCAAGAACTTGCACACCTTTCTGAACAATCATGTTGCATTCATCAACACAAGCAAATGTGATTTCCAACGATCCAAGTGAATCAAAATTCCTGTCTGATGGATAAAGAAACAAATCTTTCAAAATGATTTCAGAACCATTGTAAAATGAAATGATGTTTGACTGACCATTGAATGTGTAGTGTTCACCACTAACCAATCCCCATTGACCACAGACATCAAAAAATGTGTTCAGTGTTGTCTTCTTCAATGTGTCCAATTTAGACCTTCCAATTAATCCCCTGATTCCTTCATACTTCAAACACATGGTGATTGAATACGCACAAAGGATGAATGATTTTCCACCACCTGCACCACCACCAAACAAGACTTCAGTTGTCTTGTCATCATTCAACAAATGCCACATGCATTCATTCTGTTGTTTTGTCAACTGTGGTTTCATTCAGGTTTTTCAAGTTGGATTTCAATGTTCACATTCTTTCCTTGGTGTTCAATTTCTTGTCTTTCTGAATAACCTCTTGACTTTCCTTTTGTTTTCAAAAAGAACATTGTGCAAATCTTGTCATCATTGTTGATGTGTTCCTGCAGCTTTGATTCTGCATTGTCAAGTAAATCTTCTTGTGCATTGAAAATCTTTTCTGCAAAATCTTGGTCATCATTTTTCCAATTGTAGAATGTCTGTCTTGAAATTCCAATTGCTCTGCAAGTTGCACCAATGTTTGCAGCCTTTTTGCTGAACACTTCAATGAATGTTCCTTTGTCATTTTTTCTCATTTCTTTTCTTTTTTTATAGTGTCCACTTTGTCAAGAATTTATTGTCTTGTGATTGTCATCAATGTCTATCAATTTCCAAACATCAAGGTCAATTTCTTTGATTTGTTTGTAAATGGATCGGACTTCTTTCAAGACTTCTTGTCTTTCTTTTTTTGAAATGTCAATTCCTGTCACTTTGATGACAAGGTGATGTGCTTGTTCCAAAAGTTTGTGTGTTTCTTCTTTCATTGATTATATATTTTTATAATTTCTTTGATGTATTTTTCCAAACATTGACCACATAAAATGTCACAATGCTTTTCATGAACAATCAATTCACCTTCATCTTCTGCATTGAATTCATATTGACACCAAGAACATTCATGGTCATCTTTGTCATCTATAATTGACCAAGGATTCTGCATCTTTTTCAATTTGAATGTTTTTGTGTTGATGTGAAAATTCCCTTTCTAAATCTGCGTAATAGTTTGGAACATGTCCAAAGTACAATTGATGTGTGATGTCAGAATTGATGATTTTTGGAATGTCAAAATATTGATTCTCAAAAGATTCAAAATTTGTTTCTTCACAATCATATTTCACAATTGTTTGGTGTTTTGTTTTTATTGCCATTTTTATATGATATTGTATTTTTTAGCCACTTTTTTGATTCCCTGAAATGATGTGTTCAAACAAGATGAACAACCTGTGTCTGGTCTGTAATTAGAACCAAAGATGTCATTGTGTAGAACAACCATTTCAATCCTTGCATTTCTGTCTTGTGCAACTCCTGACCTTATTTTTGGAAACAGGACTTTCAATCTTTCAATTTGGTCTGTTGATAGTTCAATCACTTTCATTTTTTTAACTTGGATAAATAACTACTAATTCAAATTCTCTCATTTCCATTTGTTTTCAGGACATCTTTCAGATTTCCATTTTATCTTTTCATTAATGCTGCAGCCACAAACCCTGCATTCAAACCATTCATTTTTGGAATGTGGACAATCCAAACATTTTGACAATCTTCTTCCTTTGGTTTCAATTGATGTCTTTGCAAATCCATCTGCAATGTGTTTGAACACTGCAATTGTGAAGTTCTTCAATTTGATGAATATGTTTGTTCTTTTAAATGTCATAGGTCAAAAGTGTTGTTTCTTCTTTCATTCGTTTGTCCAAGTATTTCATCACTCTGTGTGTTGTGTCAAAAATTGATGTTCTTGAAATTCCTGTCTTTTCTGCAAGTGAATTCAATGTCCATCTTTTTCCATTGTTTGATCCAAATTTGTACAATTTGAAAAGTTCTGAATCATACCAATACAATTCACCAAGAACATCATGCATTGTGTCAACTGCATCATCAAGAAAGTCATTGTGAAATTGGTTTCTGATTTCTTGGATTGTAGGTGTCAAAACATTTTTATTACTTGGACAATAATCATCAGGAACACCTTCAAAGAATTCAAACATGAATTTCTTTTGAAATCTGAATTTGTAATGATATGAAGATGTTGATGAATTCCACATGTTCAACATTATTCTGACACAATAGAATTGCAATGATTTGTTGTCATGAAGTTCCTGAATGAAATCTTTGTCTTTTTCATAAAGTGCAACCATGCATTCCTGAAGAAGTTCTTCATGGTCTTGGTGATTGTTTGTGATGTTCCTTGCAGCAACCAACAATTTTCCATAAAATTCAGATGTCATTTCCATTGTGTCTTTTCTTTAAATATAAAAATGAACTAAATGTTCAATTCAATCATTCCTTTTTTTGACCACACTTTTTTTGCAGTGACTGTGTGAATGTGTGAATCTTCAGAACATACTGCATCAAACAAAGCTTTCAGGAAGTTGTCAATGTCAGGTCTTGATTGATGTGGTTTTCCATCCATTTCCACACATTTCTTCTTTGTCCATGACTTTGGCATTGGCACAAAAAAAATGACATCAACCCGACCTGAATCAAAGTTGATGCCATATTTTTGCAATGAAGATTTCCAATTCCAATACTTCACAACAACAGGTCTTTTTTTCCACTTGTCTGATTGTGTCATCCTTGGTTTTGGAAATGGTGCTAACTCAATTTTCATCTTCAATTGCAATCAACAACAAAACAAAATATCCAATCAAATCCTTGACTGTGTCAATTGTGTCTGTATTTATTCCCTTGTTTTTGATTCGCATCAGTTTGTCATCTATTCTGCAACAGATGTTTTCAGATGCTTTTCCTTTGGCAAATATGTTTGCAGGTTTGGTTGCAGAATCACCATAAGATTTGTTCTTGTGCAACAACATTTGTTCAACTTCATCAACAATTCTGATGATTTTGTCACTTGTTTTGACATTTTCAGTCACTGATCCATTCCTGTTTTTCTCAAAAAAATGTTCACTTTTCATGATGGGAAGATACAAAAAAGAATAAGTAAAAATAATTTGTTGATTATTGTTGGTAATTAATTAAAAGTGTGTATATTGCAGACATATTAATCAACTAAATGAAAACAGAAATGAAAAATACAACTTTTTACAACCAAAACATTGCAACTGAAATCAGTGAACTTCATGACCTTGGTCTGATGGCATGGAATGACACATCTTCAAATGATGTTTGTGATTCAATTGCATTCCTTTCAAAAGACAAATCAACCAAAGTGAAAATCTTTGTTCCAAATGCAGACATCACTGACATTGAACAAGAAATGTTTCACACATTTTCAATTCAAATCTTTTTTGATGACAATGAAGAATCTTGCAATGGTTGTGAATTTGACACTTGGAATGAAGTTTTGGAATTCATCAAATCGCAAAATTTCTAATATTAACCAAACACCACAATGACTTGCACTGAAACAAATGCAGGTTTTTTGTGGTATCAGACAAAAGTGTCTGACAATTTAACAACAACAAAATGGAAATATTTGAAAAAAAGACTTCAGTCATTGAAACAAGATTTGTGGAACAATGGTTGAACATGGAAATTGACTGCATGGAAAGTCACATCAAAAGGAACAAATTGTCAATTGATGAAAGAATCACAAAAGATGAATTCACAAGAACTGACAATGATATGAATCAATGGTGTGAAGGAAGAATTGCAGCATACAATCATCAAAAAATATCTTTGCAATCTACATTGGAAATCCTTAAAAAAATGAGCCATGAAATATAAATTCAAAGACTTTGCAAGACAAGATTTTCTTGACAATCAAAAAGACCAAGCAAGATTGGAACATGGAACACAAGTTCAGTTTTTTAAATTCACTTTTGATGACTTTGTTCTTTCATCAATGATTCCTGCAGGAATTGTTGCATTGCTTTTCTTTGTCACAACTATTGATGCATCAATTCTTTTTGGAATGTATGGTGCAAGCATTGTGACAATGTTCATTTTTTATCTATTTATCGGAACTAACTAATTTTTTATATCAATGACAAACTTGAAATCAAAATTGCTGAAAATTCAAAGTGAATTGAAAGCACCAAAGAACCAATTCAATGGATTTGGAAAATACAAATATAGAAACCAAGAAGACATTCTTGAATCTGTCAAACCATTATTGTTGAAACATGGACTGACATTGACCATTTCAGATGACACACATGAACTTTGTGGTCTTCCTGTGGTCATGGCAAGTGTTTGTGTCCAAGATGACAAAGAAAGTCTGTGTGTGACTGCACATGCAGGAATTGATGTCAACAAGAAAGGAATGGACATGTCACAATGTTTTGGTTCTTCATCATCTTATGCAAGAAAATATGCTTTGAATGGCATGTTCTTGATTGATGACACAAAGGATGCAGATTCAGAAAAACCATCTGTCAAAACCAAACCCCCAGTCAAACCAAAATTGGTTTTTCCATCTGATAACTATGACAAAGTTGTTTCATGGATTCAATCAACACCAAATGCAGACATCAATCTTGTTCTTGACAAGTATGTTGTCAGTGCAGAAATGAAAAAGGAATTAATCAAATTAACTAAATAAATAATCAAATGGAAATCAAAGGAAATGTTTATCAAATCAGTGAAGTTCAAAAAGGAACTTCAAAATCAGGAAAAGAATGGACAAGACAGAATCTTGTCATTGACACAGGTGATGAATACAATCCACACCTTTCAATTTCATTCCTTGGTGAAAAGTGTTCATTGTTGAACAACTTGAAAATCAATGATGAAGTCAATGTTCACATCAACTTGTCATCAAAAGAATGGTCAGGAAAATGGTTCACAAATGTGAATGGTTGGAAGATTGATTTGGTTGGTGTTGTTGAATCAAATGAAATTGACAATGCACCATTCTAAGCATGGAATAGTGATGCTGCAAGACCACACAGGTGAATTTCCTGTGTTGGTTTATGCAGATGGCACAAGGATGCCAATCATCAAACTTGGTGGTGCAGAACTGCCATTTGACTTTGAACCTTTGTCAACCAAAGGAATCATTCATGAAACAAGACCACACAGATTGATTGAAAGAAATTCAAGGAATGGACTTTTCCAATTCACATATATTTTCCAAAAACCACAGAATCCAAGTGTCTGTTTTCATTTTGATTGGTTAACTTTGCGAAAATATGTTGACACAAATATGTCTGCAGTCTATGGTGTGAAATTTGTTTCAACAATGGATCAGTCAATTGAATTGTGGAAAGAATTGAACAACCAAAATGTTTGGATAAAACAGGACTTTGAAAGACCTGCAACACCTGAACAATGTGCTAAATATTACAACAACAACAAACAACTTTTTAAATTCTTATAAAATGAACAAATCCAACAGATTTTTTGAAAATGTCACACCTGAAATAATGCAGGAAATTGACAAAATTATTGATGCATCTTGCAGTGTTTACAGAATCAAACCTGCAGACATCAAATCCAAAGCAAGAATCAAACCAATTCCTGATGCCACTGCAACTGCATCCATATTGATTGAAAAGTATTTTGACATCAATGAAACTGCACTTGCAAAAATATTGAACAGGGACAGAACTTCCATCTATATATACAGACGGAAATTTGATGACCGAAAATTCAATCCATCATTTGAAGAAAACTTGATGAAGGCACAGGTGATTGTGGAAACAGGTGATGTTGATTCATACAGACACAATGTTTCATTGACAAAAAGATTGAAAGCTTTGGAAATCTTGATTGAATCAATGACAAAAAAGAAAGAAAAGATTGTTGAACAAATCAAAGAATTGTCACATGTTAGGATGGATTAAATTGCACAGAAAAATATTGGACAATGGCATCTTCACAGGTGATTCAGATTTGTTGAAAGTGTTTGTTTGGTCTTTGTTGAAGGCATCACACAAGACACATCAGGTTGGTGTTCACACAGTCAATGCAGGTCAGTTCATTACAGGAAGGATTTCTGCATCACAAGAACTGAACATCAAGCCAACCACAGTCAGAAACAAATTGAATCAATTGCAGGAAAAAGGATATATTCATTTGTTAACAACCAACAAATTCAGTGTTGTGACAATTGCACAGTGGTCTGCATATCAAGTTGAAGAACAAGAAGAAACAAAGGTGAAAACAACAATTGATGAAAGGTGTGAAAAGTTTGCAAAAGAAGTATTTGCATTCACAGAATACAATCAAGAAATGTTGAATGATTTTGTTTCCTATTGGACAGAACCAAACAAGTCAAAAACAAAGTCAAAGTTTGAATTGCAAAAAACATGGTCAACTGCAAGAAGACTTGCAACATGGTCAAAAAGGTCATTCCCTTCAAAAACTACAATGACAAACAACAAACCAAAATCAAAGATTTCTGAAGGAATTGACAAATGGCAAAGAGCCAGACAAATTATTGAACAACAAAACAAAAAATAAAATGGAAATAAATAAAATTTACAAAAGTGATTGTTTAGAATTAATGGCGAAAATGCCAGACAACTTTGTTGACATTACTATCACTTCACCTCCATACAATACAGGTGGAAAAAGTTTAGAAGTTGGTAATTTTTATAAAGAATATAAAGACAATTTGTCTGATGATGATTATTATATATGGATTAAAAATATTTTAATTGAATTAATAAGAGTTAATAAACACTATACATTTTTCAATTTTCAATTTTTATCAAATAATAAAAAAATATATTACAAATTAATTGGAGAATTTTCAGAAAACATAAAAGATGTATTTATTTGGCACAAACATTCTTTATCACAAATTGTTAAGGGAAAAATGGCAACAGGTTTTGAAGTTGTATTAATACTTGGAAAAGATGATAAAATGAATTTTGAATATAATAATTTTCCTAAAAACAACTATGTTCCAAACATAAAAAAATGGAACAAAAAAGAATCATTCAAAGGTCATGGTGCAACAATGCCAATGCAAATGTCAGACTATTTTGTTGAGTATTTTTCAAAAGAAGGTGATTTGGTTTTTGATTGTTTCAGTGGTTTAGGAACAACATGTTGTTCTGCTGCAAGATTAAAAAGAAATTATATTGGTTCAGAAATTACACAAGAATACATTGACATGTCAAATAAAAGATTGTTGCCATATATTAATCAAACTTCACTTTTTTAAGATGATAGAAAAAGGTGAAATTGTTCTTTGTGATATAATCATCAAAGGAAAAAAAATATATAAATTTGAAAATGTTATTTTTTCAAGATGTTATGATTGTGAATTTCCAAAACTTAATGAAAAAGAATATTCATTTTTTTTTAATAAACACAAAATTAAAGATGAAATTGTGTTTGTTCAATCTATTGATGTAAAAGTCAAGACAGGATTCAAACACAAAGGAAAAACATTTTCAAATGCAAATAAAAATGAAGAAATAAGAAATAAAACATCAGGGAGTTATGAATAAAGAAAAACAAGTTTGGTTTCTATACAAAAACCACAAACAACAATTGACACTTGATTGTGTTGATATTATTTCCAAAGCTTTTCTGGAACTTGGTGTCAGAAATGTCACTGCAGAAGATTTTGTGACACTTGCAAACATCTTGGTTGAAGATTTGGCATCCACACCAAAGTTTGCAAAGTTCTATGTTGAAGATGTCAAAGGTGCATTTCACCATGGTGTCAGGAACAATGATGACTTCACACTTTCTGTGAAAGTTTGGTTTAAATGGTTGCATCAGTTTGAACCCAAATCAAAGGCAAAGAAAGAAAAACTTGAACAAGGAAAATTGCAACAATTGGAATGGATAGAAAGAACAAAATTGATTGGTGAACATGTCAAAAAATTGAAATCATGATTGAAGGATTTGAAAAATACACACATGAATTGACTGATGTTGAACTTCACAAAGTTCTTCCAATAGTCATCAAAGGATTGTCAAACAAAATTGGAAAACACAGTGCAGTGTCAAACAAATTCATTTGTGACACATTGAATGCAAAACAGATGTTTGGAAAATACAAATTGACATCACCAAGAATCAGGAAAATCATCAACCACATCAGAATGACAGGTGTTCTTTTGCATCTTTGCAGTTGTCAAAAAGGATATTTTGTTGCAAAGACCAAAGATGAATATTTTGAATATCTTGATGGACTTGGACAAAGGATTGATTCACAACAACAAGTGCATGATGCACTGATTTTTCAATTGAAAAACTTTTCACAATGATGAAAGTTGGAAGTGATTTTTCAGGAATTGGTTCACCTGAAGTTGCATTGAAGAACCTTGGAATTGACATTGAACATGTCTTTGCTTGTGATGTTGATGAATATGCAAAGAAGTCATTTCTTGAAATACACAAACCAAATATTTTCTTTGATGACATAAGGAACAGGAATCATGGATCGGTGGAAAGACTTGACATGTATTTTGCAGGATTTCCATGTCAGGCATTCAGTATTGCAGGAAAAAGAAAAGGATTTGATGATATTAGGGGAACACTATTTTTTGACACTGCAGAATTCATCAGAATCAACAGACCAAAAGTCTTTGTTTTGGAAAATGTCAAAGGATTGTTGAATCATGATGGTGGAAACACATATCAAACAATCATTGACCTGTTGTCAAATGGTGGTGGAACTGTGAATTCACAAATGTCATTTGATATGTTTGAAGATGGTCTTGGATACCATTTGCACACTTGTCTGTTGAACACAAAAGATTTTGGATTGCCACAAAACAGGGAAAGAATTTTCATTGTTGGTTTTGATAAATTTGCAGAATTTAGAATTCCAAAAGGTTTTGAATTGAAAACAAAATTGATTGATATTTTGGAAGATGAAGTTGATGCAAAGTTCTATTTGACACAAAAAAAGATTGACAAGTTGATTCAATTCAATGGTGAATTGTCTGATGTTGTTGCACATTCACTTTTTCCAAGAAGTTCAAAGACTGGAAAAGGTGGTTCAGGTAGTTTGTCAAAGACTGATGGCACTGCATATTGCATTGATGCACAAAATACACAAGCAATTGAAATCAGACAATTGAATCCATCAAAAGAATCAGGTGGTGTTCAACCATACCAACAGAATAGAATATATGATGTCAATGGTTTGTGTCCTGCATTGAATTCAGGTCAAGAAATTTGGAAGGGAAACATTGTCAACACAAAAAGAATCAGAAGATTGACACCTTTTGAATGTTGGAAATTGCAAGGTTTTTCAAAAGAAGACTTTGACAAAGCTGCAAATGTTTGTTCAGATACTCAACTTTATAAACAAGCAGGAAACACAATTTCTGTTCCTGTGATTCAGGCAATCATCAAGAACATCACAGATGCATTGGATAAGTGATTGGAAGTTCACCATTGTTCAAAACAACACCACATGCAATGATTGACCTTTTTGTGAAGTTCTTTGCATACGCAAGTGCATATTGATTGGAATCAGTCACACCACAACCAACTTGCATTGCAAAATGTCTTGATGTCTTTGTGCAGTGCCAAGAAACTGAACATTCTGTGTGAATATGACCTTGAACAACTGATTTTCCCCAATTGACAACCCTATTGTGACAACCTCTTGCACCTGATGAACCTGTTCCATGTGTGTAGATGACACCATCTTGTTCATAGGAATCAACAAATTTCCATGTTGGAACTTCAAGAACTTCTGAAAGACCTTTCAACCATTTCTGTGAAATACCCATTTGAACGGCTTTTCTTGAAATTATTGCGTCATGATTTCCAATTGTCACAATGCATTCTTTGTTTCCAAGTTTTAGGAATGCATCATGCCATGGTTTCAGTTGGTCAATAGCCCTGTCAAGTTCTTCACCTGCTGCATATCCATCAGGATGTGTTTCATGAAAACTTGAATAGTGTGAATCAATACAATCACCAATCAGAATGACTTGGTTGCAATTGTTCTTTTCATAGACATCAAGACAGTGTTGAAGATAGGAATCACCATCATTGCATTGACCTTTGATGAATGGTGCATGTAAGTCACCCACAATCAACACATTTCTTTGTTTTTTTCTTGAATCCATCACAAGTTGGTGTTCATGTGGTTTCAATCGCATTCTGATTGTGTTCCTTTTATCTTCTGACATTACTTCTTAATTTTTTGAATTGTTCTTCCAACGAAATATGCACCATAAATTGACATCAACAAAATTTCATAAACAGGAATGAAATCAGGATTGATTTGAAATTGTCCAAGATTGCCATCAAACACAGAAATGATGACAAATGCCACAGTCATGAAAATCAGTGTTGCAGGTCTGATGTTCTTTGACAACTTATTGTCTGACTGCATGTCTGATTTCCATCTGTCTGTGACCTGAATCTGTGCATTCTTTTCTGCATCATTCAAGATTCTTTCAAGTTCGTTTTTGACAATTTGCAATTCTTCTTTGTTGGTGATTGTTGTGTCCAGGATTCCTTCAGCTTGTTTGAATAATCCACTAAATAAGTTTGTTAGTATGTCCATAAAACTTCACTTGGTTTGTTATTGGTTGAAATGTCGCAATGTATGAATGAATCACTGACACCAATTCTTGTGATGCCAACTGACAAAAGTGATTGAATGATTTTGAACCTTTTGTGTGAATCAGTGCAAATGATGTCACATGCTTTTCCTTCAAGATGTGCAGAATTTGGACTTGCTTTGTACCCTTTTGCAATCAATTCTTGGTTGTGTTTTTTAGTTCTGAAACCACTTGAAATGTTCCAAGGAAAATTGCAAAGTGACCTTGCAGAATCAATCAATTCAATGAACCTTTTGTCCATGTTTTTCTGTCCTGATCCAACTTCTGATGGACAATCAAATTCAGAATATTTGAAAAACTTGAATGGTGAATCTGACATCTTTTTCTTTTTATTTGATTTTATTTGTTTTATTCAAAATCATTTCTGACACACTTTTCCTTTGTTTTAAGGCATTTTGTGTCTTGTGGCATATCAGTACATCAAAAACATGAGAAATGGCAACACAACAATTTCACTTGATAGGAAACAAAGACAAAGTTGACCATTAAAAAAAATCAATTTATTCTTGCACTTATTGAAAAAAATGTGCATTGACAAAATCATTTCTTGTTTTTGAAGTGATACATTTTTTGGATTGTATATGCAATTGACAAAAGCAAAACAATCACTTTCAATATGTTTTCAATGTCTGCAAATGTCACAGTCATCAATGTCATGGAATTGAATCCAAGAACTTCAACAACATCTTTCATCACTTCTTTTTTGTCCATGTCTTTGATTCTTTTTTCTTCAAAAATGTCTTTAATGCAGATTCATTTTTGTTTTTAATTTTATATTTTGAAAGTGTTTTCTTTTCCATCTACTTCAAATTTGATGGAAGAAAATCATCCAAGGTGATGTTGTTGATTCTTCTTTTTGGTTGCAGTTCCAAATTCATTCCATTGAAATAGTTGTGTCTTGATGGACTGACATCTTCATTTGTGTTCTGTGAATATTGTGGAAACAGGTTGTTGTTGTGACATAAATAGTCAATCAACCTTTCTGTGTACCATTGTGCAGTGTTTTGGATTTCATTACGCAAGAATTTCAAATCATCCAATGATGCAGGTTGTCCTGTTTCACTTGATTTTCGCATGATGTCCTTGTTCTTAAATTTGAAACCAAGAAAAATGATTGATTCATACAATGTCCACTGAACAAGTGCAGGTTGAATGTATGTGTTCACAAGCTTTTCAAAGTTTTCATTTCCTGCATCATCAAGTGTTCCTGCAGAAATAAGACTTTGAAGATGTTCATCCAATTTTGAACCAAGTGCAGTCAAGATATATTTGTCCTGTGCAATCTTGATGTTTGGAATCAACAATTCTGTGTCAACATTTTGGTTGATTGTGGTTGATTCTTTCAACCTGTTTTCTGATATGTAAAGGACTTGTGTTGCCATAGTTATTTTTTACCTTGGTTTGGCATGTCAATCGGTCTTGTCTGTGCAACCTTGTCTTCAAGGACAACACCTGCAGATTTCAATGCTTTGTTTGTACTATTTTTATAATATTTGATAAGTGTTTTTGGCAAAAGTTCACCTGCAGGAACATTGATTTTGTTTCCATTTTCATCAATCACATTGAATCCAAGATTTGCATCTTTTGGAACTCTCCTTCGCATGAAAACAACCCTTGACCAACTATGGTGACAATACACACCACCTTTCCACAAAAATATGTCATAAGTGTCTGAACCACCTGCACCAAATCCTTTGTTCAATGGCTTTGATGATAGTGTGTCAATGTCTTCTTTTCTATACACATACCCTTTTGACTTGGAATTGTCAACCATCTTTTTGCAAAACTTTCTGGAATTTGATTTCAATCCACCTTTGTATCTGTACAAAACACGAAACATGAAAGAATCACCAAATGGTGTTGGTTTTCTTTTGTCACCTTTTGGAATGAATGGAATGGATGCAAGTTCAACATTTGACATGTTTTCATCTTCACCTTCTGCATCAAAAACTTCTGATTCATGGATTTCTTCCCATTCATCAACATTCACAACTTGTGCAACTTCATCAAGTCTTTCAAGAAGTTCATCTGCAATGTCATCATTCATGTCATATTGTTCACAGGAACAATCATCACAAGATCCATCTTTTTTTTTGCAATCTTCATCCAATTTCACAAGTGAATCATCCCATTTTTTAAGTGACAATTCTGTGTTTTCTTGTTCAACTGTTTCATCTTCTTTTGGCAATGGTTCAAATCCAAGTTCTGCACGAATTTCATCAACTGTCAACACCTCTTTCAACACATCTGTTCCAAATCTTGAATTGATTGGTTTAACTTGTTCCACAGACAACTTCACATTCAAATGGTTGGTTGACATCACTGTGTCCACAAAACTCATCAGAACCATCTGAAATGGTTCAACAACTGTGTTCATGTACAATTCAAATGCCTCTTGCAATTCATTTCTTCCACCAAGTTGACCTTCAGTTTTTACACCAAGAAGTTGTGGTGATGTCACCCTGTGTGAAATGAAAAGGTTCTGAATTGTCAATTCATTCAACACAACAAATTGTTTGTCTGCATCACTTTGTTGAATTGGTGTGATGTCAGGTTTTTTGGATGCGTCATCGCTGAAAGTTAAAACCATTGAGCCTGCGTTCTGCACTCCTGAGAATTTGGACTTGATAGAATTTTCAATCTGAAATCTTTCTTCCTGTGATGGAATCCCATTGTTGAAATTCACCCACATTGAAGGTGCAAAACCATTTGCAATGTTGTTCATGTGAAATTCTGCAGTCAATTTGTCTGTCACTATCCATGGCACTGCAGCCCTGTAGTCAGGTGCAGAATAAATTTCTTGACCTGCAGTGTAGATTCCACCATAAAACAATTGTGAAGATTCTGTTCTGTCATTAGTGTTGAATGCTGCAACAGGTCTTGGTTCAAATTCTGATTTTCTATATTGTGACCAATCTGCAGAAATCCACCATGTGTCAACCTTTCCTTGTTCATTCACTTTTCCTGCACGACAATGTTCAACAGGTACATGATACAATTCAGCAATTCTTGTTTTGTCTTTTGACCAAATCACATTGACTGCAAATGAACCTTGCAATTTGATGTCATGTGAAAGCTTTGACCAAACATCATGCAGTGATTCATCATCCCTGTTCACCTTATTCATGAAATTCCTTGCTTTTGACAAGGTTTCTGCAGTTTGAATTTCAGTGTTTTCAATAACGAATCCACGACCTGCAATCATTTGTGCAGTTGCATTCACAATTGCTGAATGTGTTGAACTATTGTTGTAGATTTCAATCAAAAATTGTGGATATTGATTTTTCAAATCACTTGTTCCATATTCAATCCAATCACCCTGACTTGTTTCAGACACTTTTGGTGATGTCATTTCACTGAATTGGACATTCATCAAAGGAATGTTGTTCTTTGTTGTTTTATCTGAAACAACTTTTGTCTTTTTCTTTGCCATTTTATGAATTTATGTGAATGAAATTGTCCACAGTGTTTGTGTGTTCTGTTGTTGTTAGTTCATCAGTGTCCAGAACAGTCAATTTGCCTTGTTCCAATAATGCAACAACACTTGAATCATTGACATCAAGATTTGTTGAATTGTTTTGTTGATATATTTTGTAAGAATAGAAACCTGCAGGTGATATTTTCAAAGTTCCTGTCAATGTTTCTGTTGATGCACCACCTTCAATGATTCTGATTGAATCAGTTCTTTCACCCAATGTCACAAAAGAAGAACCACTTGCAAAAACAGTCTTTGAAATGGTGTGTTGTTGGTCTGATTCAAAGACACACAACAAATTTGTTGCAGATGACTTCAATTTTTCACTGATTGTCACAACAATTGTGTTTGCTTTTGGTGTTTCTGCACCTTGTGAATCAACACTTCTTCTTGTGATGAAAATCATTTCTTGGATTTCTTTTTTGTTATTGGTTTTTCTTCTGCAACTTCTTCAAAATACTTTCCAAAACCCATTTCACCAAGTGTTTTCATGTCATCTTGTGTCAATTCAGGTGTGTTTTTATATACACCATCAATGAAAAAAGTCAATCCAACAAATTCCTTTTTAGTCTGCAACATGTCTTTGTTTTCTTTTAAATATAAAAATGGATCTTTTGTTCATTTTTGTCAAGTTTAACCAAAAAAAAAGATGCATTTCTGCACCTTTTCTTGGAATATATTGATAAAACTATGCAGTGATAGTGATATTTGCAGGTGTTGTCAATCCTTGGAATGGTGAATTGTCCTGTGTCAAGTATCTTGCAGGAATTCTTTCAAATGCAGTGAATGTCATGTCATATCCATTCATGTCACCTTTTGAAACCCCTGTTGCAACACTTCCTGCAGTCATTTCTGCAAGGTTTTCTTCACCTAACAAGAACAGATTGTCATTTGAATCAAACACGAAAATGTACAACCTTGATTGTGCAAGAAGTTTGATTTGTTTTCTGTCTGCTGCAGATAGTTTGTGAAGTTTGATGTTGACTGATTGTTCAAAAAACACAGTTCCATTTTCAGAACTTGATTGAATTGTTTCAGTCATTGAACCTGTGTTCACAGGTAGGTCATATTGAAAAACAGTTGTTGCTGCAATGTCAGTGATGATTTCTGTAGGTGCATCAATTGACAATGCACCAAGTGTTTGTGCAAAAAAGATTTTCTTGATTCCACCAACTGCATCTTTGCAATCCAATGCCCTTCCTGATGATAATGCTGTGCAAATTGCCATGTGTTTGGTTTTATTTTGTTAATATATAAAGGAACAGGACACAATGCCCTGTTCCATTTTTTGAATTATGCTGAAGTTCCGTAATAAACTACTTGTGAACCATCTGCAACTTGACCACCTGCACTGAATTTTGCAACAAATCTAACATTTGAAGAACCATCAATTTGATTCATCGGTAAAATTGTTAATTGTGTCATGTCACTGAATAAGTCAGTACCAAAGAAAACATTTGATTCTCTTGCAGCAACCATTCTGTTGTCTGCTAAACCAGGTGCATGTACTAAATTGATGCCTTCAAAGTTTAATGGTGCAGCACCAACATGGTATTGGTTTAAATATCCAAGATTTGCCATTTTCTCAATGTACAACCTCATGATTTTTGTTGAAATGTAGATGTTCAAATCTGCACTTCCATAAACTGCATCAGGAATTGCATTCTTCACTTTGTTCAATTCAGTCAATACATTTGTAATTGTCACAGTTGTTGGAACAATGTCAATCACATCACCATTTGTTGCAAGAACACCTGTTGTGTCTGTTGCAAGACCTTGGAATCCACCACCTGATGCAGCACCATTCCAAAAGTTTGTTTCAACATGGTCTGCGATTGTTTCGCCTAAATAACCAATCACAAATTGTTCAAAATCTTGTGGAATTTGTTGGTTGTTTCTTCCTGCTTTCATTCTTGCAGCCATCCAATCTTCTGCCATTGTATCAGAACAAAGGTCAATGTTGATTTTCAATGCAGTTGGTGAAAGAACTGATTCAGTCAGTGTCAATGTCCCTGCGTTTGAGAAATCACAATCTGCTGCAGTCACAAGACCTGCACCTGCTACTTTGTTTAATACTCTTTTGAATTTTATGTTTTCTAATACAGTAACACTGTCAAGTGATGCTGCAGATAATAATGCAGTACCTATGTACTGACCTGCTGATTCCCCTGCGTAAGTTGAACCTGTGATGACTAATCCTGCCATAATAATTGTTTTTTAGTTAGTTAATTTTTATTTATTAATATTTGATAAATTCCAAGAAACCCTTTCTTTTGTTGTCATGTTTGACCATTCCATTTTTGAAGGTTTGTTGTTGTTCATTTTCACATTTGATTCCTTTGCAAACTTTGATGTTTTGATTGGTTCTGCAGATGGTTCTGCACTCAATTCAACAACTTGTTTTGCAAGTTCTTCTTTTTCTTTTTCTACTGATTCAACTTGATATTCCAAACCAATCTTTTCAGACTGCATTGAATCAAATTCAGAACGCAAGTTTTCAAGGTCTTTTTTCACTTCTTCAAGAAGTTCTTTCAT